GGATATAAGTTTGTCTTTTTCACCACATCCAGTGACAAAAGACCTTCCTGTGCTTACGAATGAGCGAGCAATTGCAAGATCAGTGAGGAATTTGGTTGAAACTATACCATCAGAGAGGTTTTTTAACTCACTTATAGGAACAGATGTACGTGGTTCTCTTTTTGAACTGTTTACTTCTGAGACTGTAACGATTATTGAAGATCAAGTTCAAACTACAATCGCCAACTTTGAGCCAAGAGTTGATAATGTGAGTGTTCAAGTTGATGCACAATATGATAATAATGAACTAAACGTCACAGTCTTTTTTGATATTGTAGGACTTGAAGTTCCAACTCAGTCATTTACCTTTATATTAGAACCAACGAGATAATATGCCCTTTACACAGTTTACAAATTTAGACTTTGATCAAATCAAAGTACAAATCAAAGATTTTCTTCGTTCAAACTCAAATTTTACTGATTTTGATTTTGAGGGTTCAAACTTCTCTGTTCTGATTGACACATTAGCATACAACACTTATATCAATGCATTTAATGCAAATTTAGTTGCAAATGAGTCATTCTTAGACTCTGCAACAATTCGTGAAAACGTTGTTTCTCTTGCTCGCAATATTGGTTATGTACCCCGTTCAAAAACCGCTGCAATCGCCCAAATTAAGATTGGTGACGTAAATCTAGGAACAACAAATGATAGCACTCCACGCTTTTTAACGCTACGTTCAGGTCTTGTATGTGTAGGTAACTCTGAAAATACTACATATCGTTTTTCAATACCAGATGAGATTACTTCATCAAGAGTTAGAGACATAAATGGAGTATCTTTTGCACAATTTGATGATACAATCGACATTTATGAAGGAACTTTACTTCAAAGAGTATATTTAGTTGATACATCAACAGATCAAAGATTTATTATTGATAGTCCAAACATTGATAGTTCAACATTAAGAGTATATGTGAAGGGAACTGCTGATGTTGGACTTGGAAGAAAATATTCAATGGTTGATAATATATTAAACATCAATAAAAACTCTGAAATATATCTTGCACAAGAAGTTCAAGATGAAAAATATGAAATATTATTTGGTGATGGATTATTCGGTAGAAAATTAGAAAATAACTCATTAATTACAGCAAGATATATTGTAACTGATGGAGAAACAGGTAATGGTCCTTCTAATTTTAGTTTCCAAGGATCATTTACAAAGAGTGATAACACACTGTTTACACCATCTGATAATATTACAGTAACTACTGTTTCAAACGCTTCTAACGGTGCTGAAGTTGAGGATGTGTCTTCTATTAAGTATTTTGCACCAAGACTTTACTCAGCACAATACAGAGCAGTTACACCAAGAGATTATGAGGCAATAATTCAAAACATTTTTCCTAAAACTGAATCAGTTGCAGTCGTTGGTGGAGAGGAATTAGATCCACCAAAGTTTGGTCAAGTACAGATAAGTATTAAACCAAAAAATGGAACATATGTGTCGGATTTTGACAAAGCACAAATTAAAAGTAAATTAAAAAACTACGCTATCGCTGGTATTAATGCTGAAATAGTCGATTTAAAAATACTATATGTGGAAATAAATTCTACAATATATTTCAATCCATCACAGGTCGCCTCTTCATCTAATTTAAGGACTGCGATTATTTCTTCTTTAGAAAATTACGCAAATAATGTTGAAATTAATAAATTTGGTGGACGATTTAAATACAGTAAATTAAACACCCTTATAGATCGTGTTGACAATGGTATTACATCAAATATAACAAAAGTCATCATTAGAAGAGACTTAAAAGCATTGTTAAATCAATTTGCACAGTATGAATTATGTTTTGGTAATCGTTTTAATATAAACCCTGCTGGTTTTAACATAAAGAGCACTGGATTTACAGTTTCTGGATCAAACGAAATTGGTTTTCTCACTGATGTTCCAAATAAAGATGCTGCTGGTAATCTTGATGGTTCCATGAAGGGAACATTGAGTGTTGTTTTTAAAAATCAAAGAGATAAACAACAAGTTCTAATTAAGGATGCAGGAATAGTTGACTATAAAAAAGGAGAAATAATATTAAATACAATTAACATAACTTCTACATCAACTCAAAATAATATTATTGAAATTCAAGCATTTCCAGAATCAAATGATGTAGTTGGACTAAAAGATTTGTATTTGAATTTTGACGTTTCAAAAAGCACAATAAATATGTTTAAAGATGTAATTGCTTCAGGCGAAGATGTTTCAGGTATTGTATTCACAAGAGATTATTACACCTCTAGTTACTCAAATGGAGATTTAGAGAGGAAATAATTTATGTCACAAATTGACAAAAGAATAAAAGTCAATACTATTATTGAAAATCAATTGCCAGAATTTATTTTGGCAGATTTTCCTAACGCTACAGAATTTTTTAAACAATATTATATTTCACAAGAATTTCAAGGTGGTCCTAGTGATCTGATCACAAACTTTGATCAATATTTAAAATCTGATAATTTAGTTCCTGAAGTCGTTACTGGATCTACAAGTTTATCATCAGATATTTCTGAAACTGATACAACAATAACTGTTGCAAGCACTAAAGGATTTCCTTCAGAGTATGGTCTTTTAAAAATTGATCATGAAATAATATCGTATACAGGCATAACACCAACATCCTTCACTGGATGTATTCGTGGTTTTAGTGGGATTTCAGGATACAATGTTGGTATATCATCATCTCTACTTGAAATAAATCGTGAGAGTTTAGTTTTTGAAGATACAACTGCAACTTCTCATAGCTCTGGTAGCACAATTAATAATTTATCAGTTCTATTTTTACAAGAATTTTATAAGAAACTCAAAAAAACATTTTTACCTGGTTTAGAGCATAATGAATTCGATACCGATCTTGATGTAGGTAACTTTTTCAAATTTGCTCGTTCTTTTTATCAATCAAAAGGTATTGAAGAATCAGTTAGAATATTATTTAAAGTATTATATGGTGTCGAGTCAACAATTCTAGACCTAGAAGGAAATTTAATTAAACCATCAGATGCTGAATTTATTCGTAGAGAAGTAATTGTTGCTGATTTAATATCATCTACAGGAGACCCACAAAACTTAGTTGGACAAACAATATTTAAATCAACAGACACATCAACTAATGCGTCAGTTTCTGAAGTAGAAATTTTAAATAGAGACCAAAAAACATATTATAAAATTTCTTTATTTGTTGGTTTTAATGATCGTGATTTAATTGAGGGTGTTTTTACTGTACCAGGAAAAACAAAAGTCCTTTCTGATGTTTCAGTTAACGGTGATGTTATATCGGTTGACTCAACTGTTGGGTTTGGTGCAACTGGTACTTTAATTAGTGGGCAAAATAATATTGATTATACATCTAAAACAATAAATCAATTTTTTGGGTGTACTGGTGTTGGGTTAAAAATAAACACCGCTGATGATATTAGATCAAACGAAACAATTTTTGGTTATGAAAATGGTGATTTATCTAAAAGAATTGATCTTAGGATAACAGGAGTTCTTTCTGAACTAGTTCCTATATCAGATATAAGTCTGGTAAATGAAGGTGAAAATATTTTTGTCAAAAATGTTGGTGAAAAAATTAAGAATGATAATTCCTCATACAAAGAAGTATTTGCTAATTCTTGGAAATATAATACATCATCAAGATTACAAATTGACATTAGTGGAACAACATATACTTTTAGAGCACCCATAGACAAATCCAATTTAAAAGAAGGTGATAATTTTGTAATCCTAAAAAGAAATGAGCAGGGTATTGAAGGAACTGGAACTATAACCAATATTGATAAAAGTAAAAATCAAATTGATGTTGATAATGTAGTTGGTTTTACAACATTAACTAATCAACTATATGATATAAGAAGAGTAATAGAAACTGCAACTAGTAGTGGAGTTGAAATAGAGCAAGGAAATAATGTTTTAATAACAGATGTTTTAAATGTTTACACTGATGGAGAAGTTGATGGGTATGTCGCCTCAAACTCTTTACCAAATTATGATATTACAACTGAAATAATAGATGAAACTACTAGTGGTATAAGTTTAGATGGAAAAGATGTTTTAACAGATAAATTTAGTTTCATTCAATTCTCACCATCCTCCACTCAAAATATAAAATTTATACAAGGAGATGCCATAATATATTCTCCTAAAACTAATATTATTTCAGGATTAGAATCTGGAAGAACTTATTATGTTGACCCGATCATACCTCCTGCAGGAGCAAATATATCACAAATCGCTTTGTATCAGTCACGTAGTCAAATTGGAACAGCAAGCACTGTTCAACTTGGAGAAACAAAAAGTATTAAGGTTGTGACTGGTGTATCGACTGTGGTTGGTGTATCAACAGTAATTTTAAACAATCTTGATAATATAGTTGTAAATGATTTAATACTAGGCACGGGTATACCAACTAATTCAACCATTACATCTATTGACACTAATACTGGATTAGTTACATTTACTGGCACAACTACCTCTGTTATTTCAATCGGTGCTCGATTAACTATCAAACATACAACTGAGGATCAAACTTTTGTTTTAAAATCACATGCAAATAGAAAACTACAATCAGATAAAATTTTACGAAGAATACCACTAACACAAAATTTATCAGTATCTTCAAATCATGAAACACCAATAAATGATATTGGAATATTAAGAGATGGTGTTCAAATTCGATCTCCAATATCTGATGACATAATTTACTATGGAAATTTAGAAAGTGTAGATGTATTAAATGGTGGTAAAGATTATGATGTTATTAATCCTCCGCTAATCAGCGTTGAAAAATCAACAGGAACTACTGCATTAGTTCAACCTGTTGTTCAAGGTGGTGTAAAAGAAGTTTTAGTTGATCCACAAAACTTTGATATTGAATCTGTTAAAAGTATTTCTGTAACAGGAGGTAACGGATCAGGATGCATTCTACAACCTGTGGTTGGTATTAGAAATAGATTTATAGATTTTGACAGTAGAGATATATTTTTTAACGGTGGAATTGATATTGACGATGAAACCATCACATTTAAAAAAGATCATAACCTAGAAAATGGTCAATTAGTATATTATAGTTCAAATAATAATCCACCTATAGGTATAGGTTCTGCTTATGATATTAATAACATTATTACAGGAACTCTATCTGATGGAGATCCATATTTTGTTAGAGTTGTAAATCCATCTACAGTAAGAATATTTAATAAAAAAGAAGATGCTTTAACAGGTATTGCAGGAATTAATACTGTTGGTCTATCAACAGATACTGGAGCGAGTGGAATACATCGTTTCAGAACTGAAAACAAAACAACACTTGTATCTGTTAAAGTCATAGAAGAGGGATCTGGTTATACAAATCGTAAATTAAAAGTTAATCCAATTGGAGTTTCTACTTCATATGACACAATAAATTTCACAAATCATGGTTTTGAAACTTTAGATATAATTGAATACAATTTCCAATCAGGTGGATCAATAATATCAGGTTTGAGTTCATCAAGCCAATATCATGTTACAAAAATTGATGATAATGTATTTAAATTATCTACTAATCTTCAAAATTTACAAAGAAAAAAATATGTTAATTTAACCTCTACAGGAGTTGGATTACAAGAATTCTCCTATCCAGAAATAAATGTAAATATTGAAGTCTCTTATGGATCAACAATTACAGGGACATTTAATTTAACACCTATTGTTAAAGGAGAAATTATAGATGCATACCTATATGATGAAGGAACAAATTATGGATCTACAATCTTAAACCATCAAATAAAACCAGATGTAAAAATATTAAACGGTAAAAATGGTGAAATCAAACCAGTAATTGTAAATGGAAGAATTGATAGTGTATCTGTTGTAGGAAGAGGAGAAGGTTATTTTTCTACCCCAGATTTAGAAGTTAAAGATGCTGGAACAGGTTCAGGAGCGATTGTAAGACCTGTAGTGCAAAATGGACAGATAATTGATGCTATTATCATAAACTCTGGTATTGGTTACGATGCATCATCCACAGAGATTAATGTAATACCAAGAGGGTCTAATGGAGTTTTAGAAGCAAGAGTTAGAACTTTAAATTTAAATAGAGCAGAAAGATTTGGAGATTTCAATTTAACTTCTCGAAAAAATTCATTTGGATTTAGTATTCTTGGATATTCTCAAGATATCATTAGCACTTTGGAGGATAGTTTTTCTAAAAAGGCAAATGGCGATTTTGATGAAATAACTTCTCACTCACCAATTATTGGATGGGCATATGATGGTAATCCCATATATGGTCCTTTTGGATACTCAGATCCTGATAATATAAATTCCGATCTTAAAATATTATCTCCTTCATTCAATCTTGATGTATCAAAAGTAAATAATAGACCAAACGGATTTAAAGGTGGATTTTTTGTCAATGATTTCATTTATAATGGATCTGGTGATTTAGACATTCATAATGGAAGATTTTGTAAAACACCTGAATTTCCAAAAGGAATATATGCATATTTTGCTACTGTAGGATTATCATCTGCAACTGGAAAACTAGAGGGTAAATATCCATACTTTATAGGAAAGACATACAGATCTCCTTTAATAAATGATAATCTTATTTTAGATCATAGTTTTGATTTTAACAATACAAATTTATTAAGAAATACACTACCATATCTGGTTGATGAAGAGTTTGGTGATAATGATTTTATTATTGAATCTAATGAGACAATTAGACAAATTACAAAAATTGAATCTGTAACAAAAGGTGATATAGATGATTTAACTGTTTTAGATGGAGGATTCGGATATAAAGTTGGTGATTTGACAGTTTTTGATAATTCAGACACAAATGGATCAGGATTTAGTGCAAAAGTAGATGAAATTGTAGGTATTGGTGTTTCTAGAATTGACACAATTTTAGAAAAATTTGAAGATGCAGTATTTACTTGGAAAGATAATAATAATGTCATAGCAAATACTAGTCCTTTCTTTGAATTAAAAGATCAATCTTCAATATCAGTTTCTGGATTGAATACTAGTATTGTAAATCTAACAGGATCATTCAAAATTGGAGTTTCGACTGATACCATAGGTTTAGCAAAAACTATGACTGTTGGAAATGTAAATGGTAAGATAGAAGATATTTTTGTTAGTGATATTCCAAATACTGTTGCGATTGGTGGATCTCTCAGAATAGGTTCTGAAACTTTAAAGGTATTAAATTTATTTGACACAAATAAAATAATAAGAGTTTTAAGACATAGTGGTATAGCACATACATCGGGATCAAATATTGATGTATTAAATAATCAAATTAATATTCCAGTAAAAACTACTAAATTTGAGTCTAAAACTAATGATTTAGTATATTTCAATGGTCCTCAATCAGTCGGTGTTGGTACAACTTCTGGTGGTGCAACACAAGTAAAATATTTCTTCGGAGAAACAGTAAAAGATTTATCAATACCTACCAGAACAATACATCTACCAAATCATCCATTTAAAACTGGTCAAAAAGTTACTTTATTTAAAAATGGTGGTGCAAACAGATTTGACGTAGGTAGGACACCTAACGTTGCTGAATTTAAAGTTCCTCACGTTGGACAAAATTCACTTGATGTTTATATCATAAACAAAGGTGAAGATTATGTTGGTATACTTACTACAAAAGTTGGAATTGGAAGCACAAGTGAAGGTTTATTCTTCTTTTCAAAAGGATCAACCTCTGGAATTTCATCTGCCTTATATTACTTCTCATCTAATCATGAACAAGTGATTGGAGACATTGATAAAGTAACAACAACTGTTAAAACCAATGTATCTGCTGCAAATACGACTACTCATAACCTACAAGAGGGTGATGTAGTTAAAATGAATGTAGTTCCCAATTTATCAGTCGGTATAGGGACAACAGCACCAATTTCTGTAAATTACAATTCTGAATTTGATAAATTATTGATAAATCCAATTACTTTTACAGCATCAGATGTAGAAACAAATAGAATTGATATAGAAAATCATGGTCTAAGAACTGGTGATAAAGTATTTTATGATGGAGGGGCGACTGGATTGTCAACTGGAGATTATTATGTTAATAAAATTAGTGAAAGATATTTTCAACTTGCAGAGACAAGAAGTGATTTAAATATTACTCCTGTTAGTATTGTTTCTATCACAGCAAATACTGGTGGTGCCAATCAGTCCATATCTTTGATAAATCCTCGAATTGATGTTGTTAAAAATTCTAAATTAACATTTGGATTATCAAGCACAACTTTATCTAATTTTGATTTTAAGGTATTTTATGATAGAGAATTGACAAATGAATTTTTAAGTGCAAAAGATTCATCAACATTTAATGTAATCGGAGTTGGAACCATTGGTATTGGCACTAACAATACTGATCCTATTGGTGCTCAACTTTCTATCCAATATTCAAAAAATACTCCCGATAGATTATATTATGGTTTATCGAAGGGTGGATATATAAGCACATCCGATACAGACGTTGAAAATTATGCTGAGATCAGATTTGTTGATAGTGTTTACAATGGTGAATATAAAATTTTCGATGTTACAAATGAAACATTTAAAATTTCACCATTAGTACCAGAACTAACAACATATTTGGATACTGATTGTGAAGAATTAGAGTACACTACAAGGTCTAATAACGTTCACGGTGCAATTAAAGATTTTAAAATAATTTCATCTGGTTTTAACTACAAAAAACTTCCTAAATTTAAATCTATCACTAGTGTCAATGGAAAAAATGCTAATATTATACCAGTTTCAAATTCAATTGGAAGAATAAATGATGTAAGAATTGTTGATATTGGATATGAGTATTCTTCAGATAAAACTCTAAGTCCAGAAGCATTCATATCACCTGTTGTAAATATTGATAACCTTGATGTAATTGAGGATGTTAATATTGTAAGTGGTGGTGCTAATTATATCAATGCTCCAAATTTAATTGTTTTTAATCCTGTTAAAAATGTGGTTGTTGATAATTCTTCTTTACAACCAATTTCACCCAATCAAACAATATCTGATGTAAAAGTTCTTGCACCTGTAACTGGTTTAGATTCTTTAAATCATCAGATAATTGCTATTAATAATTCAAATGGAATAGGTATTAATTCTGTACAAACAAGTTCATCTGGTGTAGTTACTTGTTTCTTAGAAACACCTATGAATGGATTTGTTGATCCACAACCATTCGCAATAGGAGACGAAATATTTGTAGAAGGCATACAGAGAATTGGAGAAATAGGTGTTGGTGCAACTCAAGGAGGTATATCAACAAACACTACTGTAGATGGAGATGGATTTAACTCAGAAAATTATAATTACAGTTTCTTTGAAATTACCGATTATATTGCAGGTACACAAGCGATACTTGAGTTTAATTTGTCTGGATTGACAACTAATACTGGTATAGCAAAAACATTCCAGTCAGGTTATGCCTCTATCATAAACAAGTTAAATTATCCTGTAATTGAACCAATACAAACAAGAGGAGAATTTGAATTAAATGAGAGACTATCTGTTAATTCTGTACAGACAGATTTATCAGTGGTTGAAATAAGAGATGATTACATAAAAATTGACGGTAAATTTGATCTTAAAAAAGGAGATAGAATTTTAGGTAGATCAAGTAATGTATCTGCAGAAATATCATCTTTAATTTCAAATAAAGCAAAATTCAAAACTGATTTCTCAAACAGAAAAGAATATGGGTGGTTAGATGATATTGGTAAATTAAATCAAGACTATCAAGTAATTCCTGATAATGACTATTATCAAAATTTATCCTACACCGTTAAAAGTACAGTTGAATGGGATAAATTTGTTAATCCAGTAAACCGTCTTGTTCATCCATCTGGGTTAAAGAATTTTGCAGACACTTCAATTGAAAGTCAAGTTTCTGTAGGTATTGGAACCACTGCAATAACAAATGATTTAATAGTTCTTGATGTACTTAATGTTCTAGATTTAGAAGAACATCAAAGAGTTGATGCTATTAATAATTTTGATTTTGTTAGGGATTATGAAACAAGAGGAAATAGCTCTAAATTTATTGAATTATCAAATAGAGTATTAACAGACTTTACAAGATGTAAATCGAATAGAGTTTTAGTTCACGATGATATAAGTGATAAGTTTTCTAGCACTGGTTTCCAAGAAAATAACACAATCATAGAAGAACTTGTAGAAGATTTTGGAAATTATTTAATACAAATTGTTGATCCAGATTCATTTGATGTTCAATTCACAGAACTTATAACTTTAACAACTACAAATGATGCGTTTTTACTTGAAAAAACAACTGATTTTACTACTCTGGAATTAGGAGAATTTTCAACAGAAATTACTACAGATGGTACAAAAAATCTTATATTTACACCAACAGAGAAATTTACAAAAGATCATGATATTAAAATTCTTAAAATAGACTTCAATTCAGATTTATCAGGTATTGGAACACATGCAGTTGGTCAAATAGATTTAGTTGGATCAAATGTAGCAGTAGGTGGCACTACGATTGGAGTAACTACATCTACAATTGCACAATTCCCTAATACTGATTTCAATGGTCTTTATGCTAGTGTTTTTGTTCAAGATAGTATTACTAAGGAAATAAATTACAATGAAGTTATTGTTGATTTTGATGGAACAAAAACAACAACATCTCAAACTTATATTGACACTTCACTAGGTTTAAGTAAATCATCAGTAGGTATTATAACTGCTAGATTTGAAAATAATTTAATTAAATTGCAATGTGAAAATGATAGAATCAATCCACTTGAAATTAGAGCAAACATTGTTGGACTAGGAACTACTACAACTGGAATAGGAACTCATAGATTTTTAACAATAGGTCAACCATCTGGTACAGAGAGAAGTGCAAGATTAGAGTCAAAGTATGTTACTGGCACAGCGAGTACAATAACTTACAATACAATAAACAAAAATAATGATAGTTCGGTCAAATCTATTGTAAGAGTATCTTGTGGTGAAACATCAGCAATACATCAAGTTATATCACTTAGAGATGATGATGACGTACTAACAGTTCAATATCCATTTGTATCTGCAGGTTCAACCACTGGTATTGGTACTTTTGGTGGTGAAATATCTGGTAGTAATATTAATTTAAGATTTTATCCAGATGCTGAGTTTGACTCATTAATTGAAGTTCAATCTTTTAATCAAATATTCTACACTGCTAATGATTTTTCAAACGTACCTCAAGAACTCACACACGGAAGAGTTACGGAAAAATTATTCCTATCAACATATGATGGTTTGAGTGGGTTAAGAGCGAATAAAACAGCATTTGATTTAAAATATCAGGGAGTTCCAATTTATATTAAAGAGTTTAATCCTGTTGGAATCAACTCAATTGCTGATGGTGTGGGAATAGTGAAATCAACAGGTCTATTTAATATACCAAATCATTTCTTCAATTCCAATGAACAACTTACTTATACACCTGGATCAACATTCATTGGAATAGCAGCATCTGCAGTTTCAATCGGTCAAACCACAAATATGGCAGGTGTTGTAACAACTATACTACCTAGCACTGTATTTACAAAAGTTATTGATGAAAATAAATTTGAATTATACACACGTCCTGAATATGTTTCATCAGGTGCTGCTGTAACATTTACTGGTAGTGGATCTGGTAATCTACACAAATTGTCAATGACTAAACAATTGACAAAAACTATTATTGGATTGGATGGTGTAGTTCAACAACCTGTTACATTTACAAAAATTACTCATACTCTGGGAGTTTTTGATGGATTTACACATAATACTACCGTGGGTGTTGGTCTTACACAACTTGTTCTCAGTGGAATATCATCTCTAACAACTTCTGATATTTTAAAAATAAATGATGAATTTATGATCGTTACTGAAGTTGGTTTTTCAAGCACACCAACAGGAACCATTAATGATGCAGAGGACGTTGCTGCTGGTATCGCAACATTACCCTGTGTTAAAGTAAGAAGAGGAGAATTAGGTCTTCCAGCAACAACTCATACTGGTGGAGATACAATTAGATTACACAAAGGATCATTTAATATAGTTGATAGTACAATTCATTTTACAGATCCCCCAAAAGGTAACACAAGATCAAGAAGAGACGATACAAATTTACCTTTTGTCAAAGCTGACTTCAGTGGCAGAACTTTCTTAAGAAGTGATTACACGACAAATATGCTATTTGATGATATATCAGATGACTTTACAGGTATTGGTAAAACATATTCTCTTACAGTTGGTGGAGCAAATACTTCTTCAGGTATAGGTGTTGGAAATGGAGTTCTCTTTATAAATGGAGTATTCCAAACACCAAAAACTTTAAACAATGCAGGTAATAATTACGAATTTATAGCAGATACAACAGCTGGTATATCAACAGTTGAATTTACTGGTATAACATCAACCAATGGTGATTTTATAGTTTCAGAATCTGATATAAATCAGAACCAAGTTCCAAGAGGTGGAATAATAGTTTCTCTAGGATCAACCGCTGGTCTTGGATATGCACCATTACACGGTGCAAAAGTTAAAGCATTTAAAAATAATGCTGGTGGATTAACAAGTATTGTTGGTATTGGTACATCATCAGGATTCAATCTTGGTATTCAGACTGCAGCATATGATAATATCACAGGTATTATCACAGTAACCACTAACACTGTTCACGGTTTTGGATTAGAGAGACCAAATACTGTCAAGTTGAAAAATCTTGAATTTAGTTGTGTAGGATATAGTGGTGTAACAACAACTATATTCCAAGACCATGAAAGACCATTATTTTTAGTTGGAATTGTATCTGATAGAACTTTCAAAGTTCAAGCAGGTCCTAGCACAATTGTCCATACTTATGTTGGTGGTGGTGAAGCATATGAATTTTTTGAAGATCTTAATTTTGGTTCAGGATATCGTGGTGGATCAGTTGCGATTGGTGTAACAGATCAAGCATATGAACATAGATTTGTAAGTTGTGGAATTGGATCAATTAAGAAAACAGCATTCTCAGGAGCATCAAGTCAAGCATTCACTGCTATTGATGCACAGTATATTTCTCATAGTGGTAATTTAATATTAACCATACCAAATCACGGAATGACAACTAGTGACACTATTGGTATTGATACTGGTGGTTTAGTATTCAAGTGTTCTAAAGATGATTTCTTCTCAAATCATCCATATCCCCGTGAAGTATCTAAAACAAAAGGTATTGCATCTGATGGTGTAGGTGGTAAAGATCCATTTGCAGGAATACAGACTGGTATAGGAGCAACTACACTTGATACAATAACATTCTTTGTTGGTAAAGGTGGTGGAGGTGGAACAGGTGCAGAAGTATCTGCTACAGTTGGTGTTGGTGGTACTCTTGCATTTACAATAACACAACCAGGTTCTGGTTATGTAAATCCTGAGATTATTATCCCAGAACCTAATTATGATAATCTACCAGTGGTTGGTGTTTCAAGATTAGGTGTAGGAGCAACAACAGATACTGGATCTAACTTCTTAATTGATGTTGAAGTAGGGGCATCAAAAACAACAGTTGGAATAGGTTCAACTACTTTTGAAATTTCTAAATTTAAAGTAGCAAGACCTGGACATTCATTTAAAATTGGTGATAAATTTAAACCTGTTGGATTAGTTACTGCTGCACATCTATCGAAACCAATTAATGAATTTGAACTAGAAGTTTTACAGGTATTCAATGATAAGTTTTCTTCTTGGCAGTTTGGTGAAATAGACTTTATTGATGATATTAAGAATTTACAAGATGGTTCTAGAACTAGATTTCCATTATTCTTTAACGGTCAATTAATAAGTTTTGAGAAAGATAGTACAAACCCACAATCTGCATTGATTGATTTAGATGCTGTTTTATTGATATTTGTCAATGGAGTTCTTCAAAAACCAGGACAATCATACTCATTTGAAGGTGGAACCACATTTACTTTTGAAGAGGCACCTACTGGAGAAACATCACCAGGTGCGAATGATAATGATAAAGTTGATATATTCTTCTATAAAGGTCAAGATGGGGTAGATGTTGAAATTGTTGATATTCAAGAAACAGTTAAAATTGGTGATCAATTAAAAATTACAAAAAGTCCAATAGGAGTAACCACATCTCAAACAGGTGAAAGAGTTGTTAAAGAAATATTAGGTGCAGATTTAGTTGAGACAAATATCTATACTGGATTAGGTGTTGATGAAAAAAATGAAAAACCAATAAGATGGACTAAACAAAAAGTTGACTTAATCATAAATGGTGAAGTTATTGATAAATCAAGACCTTCTATCGAACCACAAATTTACCCTACTGCAAAAATTATTGGTGATCTAAAAGTTATTTCTGGAACAAATAGTGCTAATAGTATATTTGTTGATGAGGTTGAGTCATTTATTTACGAAGATGATGTTTATGGTCTATCAGCATTTGAAGTTGATGCTCTTATAACATCAGGAGATATTAATAATGTAGCTGCAGCTGCAACCGCTACAGTTTCAGCCGCTGGAACTATTAGTGGATTAACAATAACTGAGCCAGGTACGGGATATTCTGGAAATATCGATATAGGTATTGAGGCACCATCAGGTATAGAAAAATTTGTTGGATTAGGAACCACTGCTACAGCAACTGCAACAGTATCAAATGGTCAAGTTACATTACCTCTTATTGGAAATCCAGGTGCTGGATATACACATACCAATCCACCTGATGTAATCATCTCATTACCTCCATTCCAAACTGAGAAAATTACATCATTAAACAATGTAGAGGGATTTACAGGTATTATCACTGGTATTTCAAGTGTTACAGTAAGTGGACAAACTGCACTTAAATTCTTCTTTAGAGCAACAAAAAATGCATCAAGTCTCCTTGCTGGATATCCAGTCTTTATACAGGATACAAAAATTGGTCACGGAGTTACATCTGTTGGTGGACACAACTCATCTGTGGTTGGTATAGGAACAACATTCTTAGATAATATCTATCAGGTGGCATCTATTACAAATATTGATAAAGATGGTGAAATTATTTGTAATGTTAAAAATGGTTCTAATATTGGAAACATTGGATTACCTACCACTGGATTCCATTATCCTGCTGGAATTACAACTTCTACATCATTGGGTCGATTAAGTTGGG